GAGTAGCAACAATATCACCAACTACTACATCAGTAAAGATATTTTTGCCTACACTAATAACTCTGCCCAATCCTTCGTGCCCCTGCATATTCAAAGGTAATGGTCCAAATTCGCCTTGCATCATTGCGATATCACTGGTGCAAACGCCAGTCATAATGTTTTCAACAATGATACCTTCGTCGAAGTTATCGGGACAATCGTAGGTAGTCTCTACGAACTCACCGGTGCCTTTTGTTGCTAGTATATTTACTTTCATAATACTTCTACTTGTTGATGTATCCATATATCTTGTGCCGATTGATTGTCCCAGAATTGCTGATTGCTTAAATTGTCCATTGACGTTTTAATCATTGACATATAAGGGCCAGCCGGGCAACCGCCAAAGGCAGTCATATAGTCACCCAATTCAAATTTAATAGATTTACCTTTAATTATAAATTCAATGTAGTGTTGATCTTGAATGTTATTTTGCCAACAAGCAATTAACTGCCAATTGACATTATTGTTAACGAATTGAATTTCGCAATAATCATCGGTGCCAACATTATTTTTATCATCAACTAACGAATATCTTTTAGAACCTGCGTGAAAATCTGTCAGGTCAGTATAATAACTTAATAGGTGCGTCATTAAATCTCGGCTAACCCCACCAAAACTTTTTTCTTTATCTGTAAACCATCCGCTACGCGGCACACCGTCTTTTCTACTCCACACAATGTTTACATTAGTTGCCAACTGCAATAGGTTTTTATAACCAGAGATCTCTGAACGATACTGATTATTTTTTACCATTGCAATACGAGTGGAAGGAAAATCGGACAATAATTTCCACCAAGAGTCACTAGTGGCAACCCCGGGTTTCTCAATCAGCAAACACTTAGTATGATCTGCAGATTTTCTTGCAATAGATTCATGTGTAAAGTTTGGAGTGCCGATATAGATAATATCATATGACTTATTTTCCAATGCAACATTATAGTTGGTGTAATCGGGTTGTTTGGAGATATCCACATCCACTGTAGTAACTTGATAGCCCAACTCCCTTAGCCATCCAGCGTACTGCTTGCCCATACTTAGGCCAATAACTAAGGCGTTCATATTATACGTTTTCTGTTTCTAATTGATTAAGATTAGTTTCGTCCAGCCCGGAGTCGTCTATATGATGTTCTTCTTCGGCAGGGTTATCTTCTTGGAATAAAGAATTAAACATAGTGTTAGCATTAACAGTTTTCTTACCAATATATCCTCGAGTACCAACAATGCTCATCCAATATCTGTTGTAATGTTCGATAAGAGCTTCTGCCTTGCCTCTGTCGCTGGTTGCAAAAATATCGTCTACTACATCTCTAAAAAATGCACGATCATACAACCGAGTATTTTTACGATCAGTGGATGTTGCTACTAACATGTCCGGATATTTTCCCGAATCGCATTGTCTATTGGCTTCTTGTACTGCGTGAATATGTGTCCACACATTATGTCCCATTTGTAGAGCATAGCTGAAAGAGTCCCAACTGGTTTTACCTTCTTTGCCTATTTTATTTAGGTCTCCGGGCTTATAGATACAAACATCTTTAATTGTCAGTCGTTCGCTAACTGGACTTTCTAGAAAAGTGTCAAAAATATTATCCTGCAACACAGCATCTCTGAATGCACGAGTGTCAGTGGCATACTTTTTATTATCGACGCTGGGTTGCATTTGATAACTCCACTTGCCTCTGTCCGGTGTCACTACATCGTAATAAATTTGTCCGTTAGCAGTTGCCAAAAACGGGCTAGCACAATCAAAGCTGATAGTAAAGTTTTCGTTATGATGCTTTCGTACAGCTCTTTGTATGTCGGTTAACAATAAAGCCCACTCCAACTTGCTAGTACCCAAGAAGTGCATCCAATCGTGCAATCCAGATTCCAACAAACCATCAAACCTCAGTGCAACAATGCGTTTTAATGCCAAGTGTACATCACACATATTCTGCCCACCCATTGCCCACCCGTTAAAGTGATCATTGGGGTATTGTTTCGGGTCGCAATATTTTTTCATACGATCATACCAAATATCAGCTTCGGTGTGATTTTCGCCTTGTAATACGTTTAAGAATTTACAGTTGCCGTTACGGTTTTTAATAAAGTAATCATTATTAATATATGTTCCGCTAACTGCTTCCTCAAAAGAAGTAATACCTGTTGCTTTTTGTCCGGCAGGGCTACGAGCAACCCACGCTGGAATATCGAGGATCATGCCTCGATCCATATATGCATCCATCCAGGAAAGAACTTGTTCTCTTTTTTTCTGTGCTTTAGGACAAAGAGGATCTTTCCAATTGCCTTCCCATACACCTTTACCGATTTGAAATCCTCCCGAATCACCTAAAATAAATGAATTAGGGTCTCTGTTGCGGACCATATCTTCTTTGGGATCATTCTTACCAGTATCTAGATTTGCGTGGCCGGCACTATATAATGCCCACTTATACTTAAAGTATCCATCGTTTGGGTTGAGCCAATTTAACCCCTCTACACCGTTTTCAAAATCTGCGGGCAGTCTTGTTGATACTATATAGGAAGTATCATGCCGTTGCTTTCCTACGTAGGTAGCGTAAAAACTACTAAGTGCGGGCAAAAACACAGCGTAATCATTTTGCTTAGAAGTTAAATTATCTATGGTTTTTGTAGTCATTCTGTTTGTTTTGTCAGTGCATCTAATACTATGAATTTGTCGTATGCTTCTTTCAGTCCCGGATATCTTTTCATCCGTTCTTCCAGCTCCGATTCTTCCTGCATTTTGCGGCGTGCCCACTCCAAGGCTTGTTCGGCATCGTGGGTCAAATTTATATTAGCCATGGTTAGGGCAAGGGCTTGCCATCCATATGGCGCATATATTTCGATCTGGCCGCGGTGTATCCTCACGGTGCCTACAGCCGGATTATCTGCCGTACACTCGACCCAGGGCAGTGGTGTGGAAGAACTTTGTACTTGCATCCACGGACCGGAACTGTATATGTCTTTGATCATTTAGTCTGTGCCGGTAAGATATAATTGTATTCAGCAATACCGCTGTCCACAGTAATCATTGTTGCTCCTTCGTCACTGATTTTGAAGGTCTTATCTCCAGGCAAGCTCAAGATACTGATAACAACAGCCACTGGCCAAGCCCACGACTTATTAAGTTTACCACTAACTCCGTTAGCAAACACAAAGTTACCTGCGTGACTACTGTGGTCACCGAAGTAAAATTTTAAATCGCCATTTTCTATTTTTGCAATAAAATAATTTTCTTCGCTATTAGCACTAGCTTGGAACTTCAATCGTTGAATATTTACTGCGGCCGGAATGATATCAACGTCCCACTTAACTGGCTTCATGCGAACAGTTTTTAGTTTATCATTAACAATTTCTGCTGACATAAAACGATAATCGTTTTTAAAGTCGCCTACTTTATTTTCGAAGTGAATACCCACTGGAACTTGCTCGCCGTCTTTGTCTTGACGAGCAACGGTAATATTGGCATCTTCTTTATATTCTGGAATATTAAGGATGGTATTCAGTTTACCTAAATTTGGCATACCGAATGTACCAACAAATTCGCCCACAGTCCCCTTAAATTTGGCCTGTAGAATAACACTGCGATTTTCTGCAACGGCTTCTAATTTGGTTTCAGAATCTGAGCCCACAATTTTAACTAAGTCAATGACACCCAGTCCGTGTGTATGCTGTACTATATCTAATAGATGGTCTTTCATAATTTCTCCTAGTAAGATTATTTTATATAGATTATTTAGATTTGTCAAGCGGTTGCTCGACTAATTTTCCCTAACGTGGGATGCAGTTTGATAGAATTCAGTGTACCTGGTTTTTTGATTTCAATCCAATGCACATGAATACTGGTCGAATGATGATTAGTAATTTCGAAACCCATTTCTATCACAGCGTGGGTCAACAGCGATTTTGGGATATAAGTTCTAAAACCATTTTCTACTAATTCTATACACTCAGGTAAATCGCAATTATTGTAACTAAACATCATTGTTCCGCCCGGTCGCAACATTTCAAAAAATTGTTTTAAAGACTGTTTGGTTTCGTTAAATGGCCAATGATTTATAACATTCCACGCAAAAATAAACCCAAATGTATTTTTAGGTAATTCACTGAAGTCGAATTCCGGTTTATTGGCTGCAGATCCTGAAATATATGTTCGTATACGGTTGCCAAACATCTGATTGAATTTGCTTTTTGTACTGTCGATAAATTCCGGATGTCTGTCTATGATATATAATGGTTCACCACCGACCAATTGTTGAGTCCACTCACCATCACCTGGGCCTATTTCTAAACACGGGTATTTCCAATTAGTATACGACTTTGCAACGCCTTGAATAATAGTTCGTTCATGGTCGGTGATCGGCAATTGTCGATTATTTCTTTCAGTGGCAACATCTGTTAAATTGGAGCCATAAAAATCTCCAATCTTATAACCCAATGACATAAATGGTTTAGCTTTTTCGTCAATTTGATCTTGGATATTATTAATTATGGTGAATTTGTTATCGATAAACATATCCAATTTTTGCTCGGCGGTGTCAACTAAAGATAGAATATTGTCAAGGTAATTTTTACAATCATTCTGCATTTCTAAACTATTGATACTAGAAAGATCTGCATCTAAATTTTCTAAACTATCGCGGAGTTTTTGAAAATTTAGTTGTTGAATTCGATTTCTTAATCTAACAAGGTCGCTTAATTTCATTTTAAATTTGTAAAGTTAATTTTTTTATTATTTAAACTAGGATGTTGCAACACTGACAAAAAATCCTGATACAATGGGTGACTATCCATCCAAACAGCTTGATCTTTGAAATTATCAAAAGTTCCCCAATCGACGATTTTTTGAAAATTAATTTCGTTAAACCCTAAACTATCGCATAGCTCAACGTATGCCGGCATATCTTGATAATTTGCAGTTTGCACAACAAAATTTGCAGTTAATATCATGTTACTATATGTTTTTTGTTTCCAGTTAGCAAGGAACGTTGAACTTTCCAATAATTTATTCCAATCTCCGCCCCTTCGAGTAATATTATAAACAGATTCTGTTCCTGCGTCAAAACTTATTTTTGTTCGGACCAAGTTTTTGTGAATACCAGACAGTTTATGCCAATGTGCTTTGGCCAATACTCCATTGGTAATTATTTCTATTTCTACCGTATTATTATTCTTAGATAGATCTAATTTTGACATCAGCTGTCTATAGATTAAACTGGCGAAAGGATCTCCATCTCCTGCCAATGTAAACTTAATCCAGTGATTATGATTTTCTAATAGATTTACCATATGATCGACAATTTTCATTCGACGATCATATTCGATACCGTCACTTATAAATTTAAATTCTGTTCTGCAACTGGGACAAGTTAAATTACAACTATTATCCAAACTAAAGTTAATCCAATTGATGGTATCGGGTCGGTGATTAATCCTATTACTTAACTCGCCTTCTTTAATGATACTACAAGTATTATGGTCGCAATATTTATAAGTACCGTCTAGTATACTAGATTGGATTTCTCGGGCCCTTGCACATTCTACTATTGCTTCAAACGAATCAAATTCCCAAATTTTGCCCACGCTGACTGGAAGCCATGCTTGGCATATACACATATAAATATCGCCGAATCCATCGACAGTGATTGTATTAAATGGATGATAGCAATACTGACCTTTTAGATTTAAGTCTTTATCAAAGGTCATGTTCCTGGTAGTGTATGCATATAGATGGTCGTCGGCGACATCATTGGCGGTAAGAAATTGACGTTGTTGATACACTGATGCATTAACATTTATCAGTGGGATTATTTTTTTCATATCATTCAAAGCTAAACAATGTAGTAAATGTTGATCTAATGTCAGTGGCTTCGGATAAGTTCCATTCGAGCACACCTAACAAGTTTTCTACTTTTTGATCTACAATAGTATCTTCCATATTATTGTCGTCGAACGGCAAGTTTTTAAACCATGCAGGTATGTGTGTCTCATCTGTCGGGTACGCAACACTAGTATACCCCAGTGGATTATCCTTAACTTTGCATACAATGACTTTCATACCATCTACGATTTGCATTGAGTAGTTATCACTGTGCATTCTGCGTAGATTGTTCCAATTCATTGCAGCACGAACGTGGCCGGGCATATTTGCTTTGCCTTGTGCAACTTCTTCCGCGGTGTACTTGGTCAAGTTGTTTACACGTTTGGGTGTGCCCTTTTCCCAGGGAGGTCTCTTTTGGAATTGATATTTAAAATCCTTTACTTTTTCAATGATTTCTTCTTTTTGTGCACCGGTCAATACATCTAATAGAATATCACTTAAAAAGTCTTGTACAATTTTGGGAGTGTCTGACCTTTTTAAATCTAATCCCATGGCTTTTACTTTGCCGGGAGAATTTTTTACATCGACTCGTTTACCTTCTTTATCATAGATAAGAACAGCATATCTTTTCTTTTTAATAAAAAGGCCTTTTGATGCAACAATTTCACGACCGCCTTTAATGATCGCGCCGTTCTGTCTCGGGCAATGACAAGCCTTTTCCATAAATGCCGGGAATGATTCATTGACTTGATCTGCTATGTTGTCATATACTTGAATACAGATATCTTTATTCCATTCCATTCGCCCGGCTTCGACATCCGCTTTAATAGCAGGCCACGCACTGAAATAAACAGAGTCAGTATCACCATAAATTACAGCATCGCCTACGTGATCATACTGTCCGGTAATTGCTTCATTGACGAAACTATCCATATGTTTGGCAATAAGTCTGCCAGTCAATGTAGTGGATTGACCGATTCGCTGATCGAAAAATCTACAGCCCGGATTAAGAATAGCACCGTAGAGACTGTTCAAGTTAATCTTCTTAACTAACTGACGTTTGTCCCAATACTCTTGATCTTCTGTAGTAGTCGATTCTTTAAGTTTAGCCTGCATTTGTTTACGTTCTGCATACCACCGTTCTAGCAAACCTGGAATAATGCCTTTTCGTTCGTGGGTGAATATGGTGCCATTTGCACTTAAAGTCCAAGGACGGTTACTGTCGAAGATTAAACGCCATACGTCGGATGCGCTTAATATATCGCTGCCGCCGACCTCCCAATCTATAGTAATTTCTACTCCGGGATCTCCGCGCATTACAGCATCGTATTCTAAACTTCCGAACAATCCTTCCCATGCTGCCGCAAAGCTATCGCCTGAATTTATTTTATCTTTAATATAATTATCGGTCATTGTTTGTCGGAGTTGTCCGACGATAGTTTCCGGTCCCATGTTAAGGGCTCGAATAGCCGAGGGATAGAGCGAGTTGATGTCAATCGCGCCGATCCATTCGTGCATACCCCGTTTTGGGTAAGCAACGTAGGCACCTGCTGCCTGGGTGTCGACGTCTTCTTCTCGGCCTTTTCGATTAGGAACGACCAGTCCTTGACTATGTGCTTCATTTATAATTGCCTGCTCTGTAGTTGCTACGGCACCCATTGTTGTCGGCAATAACACCGTGTTATCGTGAGCAATGGTATTTGCCAAATCTAGAAAACGTAGTTTTCTATCCAGTTTTGCTAACAGACGTGTATCTTGTCTGTTATATGCAATAAATGTTTCAAAGTCTTTATTATAAAGTTGATCTAATGTGCCTTCATAGGCTGTCTTTCTTTCTTCAAGTTCGTACTCGCCGATAGCATCCAAACTATAACTATGTCGTTCTTCATAGGTATACTTACGATATAGTTGCATATAGTCCAAATGCACACGACCGATCAAATCGAAAGTGATATTAGTTGCGCCAAATCGTTCAAATTCTCGTTGTTTAGGAAACTGCCCCCATAGACATAAACGTCTGGTATCATCCTTACTTAAAACTCGAGTAATACGACCAATGGTATAGGGAATATCATACCCTTCGCTGTTCCAGCCACTTAAAATATCTGCATCATCGATTAAATTTAAAAAGGTATCTAATAGATCTTCTTCCCGTTCGAAAATATATGTATCGTCAAATTTTGCTGAAATTTCTTCAGCAGTCTCCCAAGACATACTTTTTGGTGGTATAACCATTGTCACTAGTTTATCTAACCAATCCAAATAAACAGAAATTGCAGTAATTTTATTAAATGGGTCTGACGTCGGACTAAACCCACGTACAGGATCAAAATCTACTTCAATGTCGAAAAATGCGGTATGTAATTTGGGCGGTTCTGCATTGAGATAATTATCCTCCAAGCATCTGAGTACCGGTTTAAAATCGCTTTCCCAAATCCTTTTCCCGCTTTGAATTTTTAATTCTTTATGAAATTCTTTGCTATTGCGAGTAGAGAATTTAGTTACCGAGGTACCATAAATTGTATGGTGTTTACCTTTTGGGTCATCATAATAAAATATGTAGTTCGCGGGATATTCTTGATATACCCGTTCACCATTTACACGTTCTACAACGTGAATTTTATCTCTTTGTCTATCGTATAAAGCATCAACGAAGCTCAATTTGCTAACATCCTAATCAAGCCGACAGAGTCGATTGAAACAAGTAGTAGATAGTTGGCGAGCATTCCAAAGCTCTTCCTAGTGTAAGCAGCCCAAGCGTACATAGCACAACCACTAATCCAAATAGGATATAGGACCATAAGAGGTGGATTAGGGACCGTAAGGGCCATTGTGATGCTACAGCTAATACTAATAGCCCAAGCAAGCAACTCGACAATAAAGCGAAACTTGTTACTATTCCAATCATTTCTTATCCACTCGACAATATTTGACAGTATATCTTTCAAAGTGTTTTACCTACGGTTTCCAGAATAGTATTCAATTCGTCATGATCTCGATTGGTCTCGCCTAGTTTGGCTTTGTGTGCAATTTTAACTGCTTTTTTAAGTGTAGCTGGTTTAATTTCCAATTCTTCTGCAATGGCTTTGATAGTCTCATTGAGACCGGTGTTCAAATCTTCTACTTCTTGAAGAACAGCCATGCCTTCATTAATAAGTTGAGTAAGTTTGATTTTAGCTTCGCCGTTGAAACTACGTGTGTAATCAGTCATAAAAGTTCCTTGAATAAAAGTATATTGTATATTAACTCTATATGGAGGTCAATATATTTTTGAGTTATTTTGCTCACTTCCGGGAGTATGAGTAGCGAATTCAATCGTCCCGCGCCAGCAGCCGGCGCACACTTCGGTAACTTAATACCGGTCCTAAGGGTGTTCTTTTGTTTTAAAAACCTTTATTTGTTTTTTTACTTCCAATTGGGCTTATATTATTTTGTGAACCAACGGTAGCTGCACTACCTGTAAAGTCTGCTAGATTTATGTTAACTTCTTTTAACTTAACTTCTTTAATTTTGGGCGCACCGAATGCTCTATGTGCTTCTAATATCGAATATCTGCCAGATTCTGTAGTCAAATACCAACCGTCGGTGTCTTGTTTCATATTAAAATCATTGATTAAACTTTCGGTTAATGTTGCTTTAATTGTGTAGTACAAACGAGTTTCGGCAAGGTCTTGCACTTTTGTTACGCCTTGCTGAACTTTAGACGGTGCAGCGGGAGGATTTTTAACAACCCAATTCTCTATAGCATCAATTAACTCTTTATTTGCGTTACTATGATCTAACGCATTTTTGTCAGTAAAGTCGTAAAGGTTGGTCACATAAGGACCTTTATTTGCTAATTTTGAATCGAGACCTAATGCCTGAGAAACATTTTGTGGTAACCATTGTAACGATTTAAAAAATGTTTGATCGTATGCAGGGCCGTTCAACGAGCCGACATTTCTATAGTTGGCAACTATCCATTGCCCATTCCCCATTTTAAAATATGATTTTTGTTTGTCAAACAGATCCAATTCATTGAGTTGTTCTTCCGCCACACCTTGTAACTCTTTTTGTGTGGCGCCTGCTTTTCTAGCAGCTTCAGCATCTTTATGGTTTTTGGTCTTGTGGTATTTTGCCAACAACTCTTTGCGTGTGCCACCTTGACTTTTAGGATTGTAATCGGTGACTCCTGTGTTTTCCGCCACACCTTGTTCAACGCTTTCGTTAAATTCCATTAAATTGTCAAATTCACTAATAATTTTACTAGCATTTTGTTTGTACCACTCCATATGCCCGGCCCATTTTTTAGGGTCTTGCTGTTTAACTTCGTCTAGACTATCCTTAGTTTGAGACCAATATATTTTTAGAGTGGCTTTGGCATCTGACCCGTGACCTGGAATATCGGGGTTAGTTGATGTAAATTTTTTAATTGAATCATCGACTTTATTACAAGTCCATACATCAATGGTAGATTCTGGAGATTTACAATAATAGTATAACCCTAGCATTGGACGAATTATTTTAGCAGTACCTTGATTTCTATCCCAAAATACTTTTCCTCCAGTCCCTGCTAACGCCGCCGCACCTAAGCCTTTTAAGAATCCTCTACGGTCTATTTCTTCTAAAGAGCCTTCCGCCACACCTTGCTTTTTCTTTTTGGCAATAGCAACAGCGGCCTGCTGTGCTGGATTGGCAGCTTCGCTAGTTGGCACACAGTTAGGAACAGTACGTCCACCTTTTTTCTTAGTACCTACTGGATGATAACCTTTCCAGCATGGATTTTGTGTATGTAAACTTTTTGTAATTCCTGCTTCGAGAATAGTTTGTTGAATCAATGACTCAAATTGCTCGACGCTTTCACAATGCCATTTACGCAATGCTAATGCTTTGCGTGTCGGTTTACCGTGTTCGTCCTTCATAGGGCCTTTCATACCACCCATTCTAGCACAGAATGATTTACGGCGCTTTGCTGCCTTTGAACCTTTTTTAAGTTTGCTTGGCTTTGTTGTTACCGCAGTTTGTAATTTGCTACCGGGATGTTCTCTACGATAACTTGCTACACCCTTTTTATTTAATCCGCCATTTTTATTTTTACCAGATTTCTTTTGCCAAGCCGCCACTTCTGTAATAATCTGTTCGTCGGAATACGTGTCATATACATTCTCACTCAGATTGTTAGCTTCTACATATTCCTCAAATGCTTCAAACATCTTTGCCGCTTCTGTCTTTATTCCGGCATAGTCATCTAACATTTCTTTGATCTTTGCTAGTAATTCTTCGGCAGCACCATCACCCCAGTTAATGCTTTTATCAACTGCGTGTGGACCTTCAGTGTCAATTTGTTGACTAATATGACTTGCTAGTTTAGGTGTTAAGTGTGGTAATCCTTCTTCATCACCTTCTGCTTCGCCAACTCTTTTAACAAGGTCTGTTGCTTTACGAGCGTCTAGTTTATTGAAAGCACGACTGAATCCTTGAACACTGCGATTAGCCTTTTCTGGGCTACGCTTTGTGGGATCACTCTTATGTTTACGACTATCAGCATCTACTTTGGTTAGATAACTAGTTAAAGTTTTGTCACTGACTTCCGCCACACCTTTCTTCATATCAACTACTTCTGCTCTTTTTGTAGTATCATTATGTTCTCGGGTAACATATTGCTGTGCTCTGATTATAGCAACATCTTCGTTTTTAGCATCGATCCAGACATCATATGACCGCTTGTGTCCTACAACAACTACATGATATTTGTTTGTTTCCGAGCCTTCCTCCACACCTTGCTCCCAGACTTTTGAACCAGCACCTTTGTTCTTGTCCCAGAAATGTGCACCTGCATCTGTTTGATGCGGGCTACGCTGAACATTATATCCTTTATTTTTCAGTGAGTCATATACCCATTTGGCAATACCTTTGCCTCTGTATTCTGGTCTTACTGACATATCTTGTGCCATAAGATCATCACCAATATGGTCGAAAGTAAATACTGCTATCTTCTTACCGCCCAA